ATGTCCATGATTGATGTGTGAATCTTGCCGTCTTTGTGGGTAGCCCAGAATCGCTGAATGCGTGCAGCTACATCTTCGTAGTTATCTAAGAAACTCACTTGGACACCGCCTGAGCTGATGCGTGACGGCCTACGGCTCGACCGCGTTGATAGCCTTCTTTGTGGCCTTCTTTGTAGCCCATTGTGTAGCTCACAATCGACCAAAGAATACAGGCCAGACACATAAACAGAAATAAACCGATTTCACCTGATGTCATTTTTTGCTCCCGTGAGAGCCTTGTCGAATGCTCCCAGATACAGAGTGACATCGATGACTGACATGGTCAAGTAATGAGCGTATTTTTCGGCGTGTCCTCGCTCTGTTTTTGTTTTGCTTTAAGTCCATTACCAGCTAGGACGCCGCCAAGTGAGCCAGTTAAGAAGATCGCCAATGTCTTGAGTAAATCGATAAAGGCTGCATCGTTAGGAGCTTGTCCGCCGATTGGCTGCGTAACGAAAATAAGTGCATAAGTAATACCTAATGTGACTATAAAAAATACTGCCGCCAATGTTGATCCAATAATGAGGATAAGCTGCGCGTGAACGTCCTCTGGACTACGGCGTCGTGACGGCCTCTGGATAGAATGATCCAATGATGTCCTCAGTGCATGTTCCAGTAACGATACAGGCTGGCTTCTGACATTCTGTTTTCTCCCAGTTTTCATAGACTTGGCACTCATATCTAATTTGATCTCCTAAATTGCAGGAAGATAAGGCCAGCAGTAACGAGCCTAGCCCTATCCACCGCCACACTTATTTCTTGCCGAATCCGTAAGCTGCATCTTTTGGATTAAGAAACTTGGCCGCCGGAGCTAATAGCCCGGCTAGAAAAGCATTGACCAAGACTTTCGGATCCGAAATGCCAGACATATACAGAGCTGCTACGGCCGAGAGTGAAGCTCTCAACCACGATGCTCCTGCTGATTTTAATTCCTTCATTTTTTCTTCTCCTTTGGCTTTGCCTGTGGAAGTAGCTCGACCACTGGATATTCTCCAGCATAAGCAACAAGCTTTGGCCTAGCGAAACCAACAATCTCCTTCCCGATGTAGCGACGCTTGACCATTACCATTCCGCCGTTGCGCTGGTCGCCTTCTCCGGACGTGTTGCCTTCGATACATAACACGCTCGTATTGCCTAGCTTGACCACGATTCCGATATGGCTGATGCGATCAATGCCATCGTGTGGAAAGTCCATAAAGCATAGATCTCCAAGCTGCGGCTTATCCTCAATCCATCGTCCAAGCTCTTTCATTTTATGAGCTCCAGCAGCCGTTGAAACCATTGATGGAATCTTGACGCCGGCAGTGTGAAAAACCCAGTTGCAGAAGGATCCGCACCAGGGCAATCCATCGGCCTTTGTGAACTTGCCGTACTTTGTCAGATTCTCGCCAGTCTCTACCGTGCCGACTTCAGCTAGTGCGACTTCGATGATCCGTGCAGCAGTGCCTTCTGGATACATTAGAGTCCAAGTGCCTTCAAATCATCAGCAGTTAAACCGAGTGCAGCTAGTTTTGCCTGTACTGATGCTTTGTCAGCTGCAACCTTTGCATCTTGTTCAGCCTTCCACGCATCATATTGAGCAAATCCTGCCTCAAATTGTGCCTTAGTGATTGGCTGGGCTTCAATAAATTCAATACCTTCATAAGTATCGCCAACTTGGACATAACCGCCATTTGGAATTAACATTCCTAGGACTTCATACGATTGAGCCATTATGCACCTATTTCCATGAGAATAATTTGACTTGTATTGGAATTAACTTGAAAAATTAAACTTCCTGTGTCGTTGTTAGCCTGCACCTTGTAAGTGGTCGCGGATGTTGTTGCGGGCGAATCTAAATAATTAAAAGCGAAAGTCTGTCTCATGCCAATTTCTGTAATGTCCTGACCATACATACTAAAAAAATTGCCGTCATCCATGACAAATACATCTGTTGCGCCTCTCATAATTTTTGCATTTGCATTATTGTAGCGCGCACCAGCCCCGCCACCTGAAGCAGATAAACGAATAGCTGCGGTTATCATAACAAGAATTTTTGATGTAGCCAATGTTGGAGTGATTGTAGCGGTAATAGTTGTATCAGTGTAACTTGCAGTTGTTAAAGTAGTTTGAGTTGTAGTTGTTGCTGATACAACCTGAAGCAATTTTCCGCCGCCTGCTGGTGCAGCCCATGCGGGAACACCGCCTGCAACAGTGAGAACTTGACCAGTCGTGCCAACACCTAAACGCGTATTTGTGTTAGCCGTTGCTGATGAATAAGCAAGATCGCCAAGTGTTGTGCCAGGTTGCAAAGCTTTTAATCGTGTATCAACGCCCTGAAGCGCAACGTCAAAATCGGCTGGTAGATCTGTCACCAAATCGGTTGCAGTCGGCAGAACAAAGCCATAGTTTGTTGTTGGATTAGCCATAAGTATTTCCTTTCGTTATGAGACTATTGTGGCATATTGCCACTCTAAAGTCGGCGACACGGTGTTCCATGCTTCTACTATTGGCACATCGTTCCAGCGCATAGCTTGTAGTGAATAAGCCAATGGCGACATAAGCAAGGTGACATCTAGTTGATTGTACGAAGCTCTAAAAGTCCAGCCCTCAACAAATCCTTGGAAGGTTCCGGACGACATATTTGTCGGTAGGTCATTAAGAGCTATTGGCTGACCCATAAAGATGTTAATCAGAGCGTTACGATCGCCGTTGTCTAGCTCTGGATTGGTCAAGGCGTAAGTAATGGAATCAAAGATTGGCTGCGGATAAGCTCGCAGTGCCAGATAGAACGCAGCTTGATCTTCAGCATCGTGTGAGTGTCGCAAGGTGGTTGTAAAGATTTGTGATAAATCGCCATAAAGTGCAATCGATGTTGGATCTGTGTCGCTGACTTGATGTGTCGAGTTTTGGCCATAGCTGATAGTGATGTCGTTTCTGACATCGCCTGCCCTTGTCTTGATGGTTATGCCTTGCCCTAGCGCGTGATTGGCAGTGAGATCCGTGTATCCGTTAGCTGCAAGGTAATTCGTTCGATGTGTCGAATCTGCATAGGAGATAAGGCCGGACGCGTCTTCATATAAATAACCTAATCCGCTACTGGCGAGCGCGGCGACTAAGTCATAGATAATGATGCGATCTGATGAGCGTTGTGCCAACTCATAATTGCCTGGAGTGTCAATTTCGCCTAGTCCGTTATTTTCAGCATCTTGCCATTGAACAGTCGGATCATAAGTCGCCCACGTAAGAGCTGCTGGAACTTGTTGCCATTGAGCCAATAAGACTTCGCGCAAGATTGTTTCTATCTGGTCGCCATCAAAGTCATGAGACAAGACGCCGTCTGTGAGAGCCTTCTGAAGCCTTGCAAGGGCTCCCAGAGCCGTGATGGTGACTTCTTGAGTGTAAGCCGTTGAACCTACCTGAGACACGCTTACAGAGATATCCACGATTGAGCCGCCAAAGATTGGCACATAAACCGCCGATGTGTCTTGCACTTCAATCGAAATGGTGTCATTGATTTCGTAAGGTAATGCAGCTTGACCAAAGACGATGAGATTGACCGAGCAATAGCCGGCTTGGGCCTGTTCATAGATATTTGTGCGCCCTGACGTAATCGTCAGATTGGCCAACACCGAATCGGTGACATCAACGCCGGCAATTTCAACGCGCCAGACTGGAGCCCACTGCGTCATTAGATTGCCTGAAGTGCAGAGGCTCCGCCTGTGCCACGATAAAAGGAATCGTTGAGAGCCTTAATAATTGTGCGAGCAGTGCCTTCGGCATCGATTGCGCCATTGACTGTGAGATTGATTCGAGCAGCGTTCTGAGAATCCGTAAATCCTCCTCCGCCCATAGCAGCTAGACGAGCCGCATTCTGTGAATCGGTAAAACCTCCGCCTGCTGCTGCTGCAACCTTAATTGCACCGGCTGCTGCTGATGCAATTCCTCCGCCGCCTCCGCCTCCTCCGCCGCCTCCGCCGCCAGAAGGAACGATGATTGCTGGCACTGATGATCCACCGCCGCGAATTGCACCTGGCGCGCCTGTCGTGGCGAATGATTGTCCGCTAATTTTTGATTCTATGAGACTACGCGTCTCAGAAGCAGACAAGCCCCATTTACTTGGATCAGTGATTACACCTAATAAACCTAAAGTAAATGAAGCAAACTTAACAACTTTATCCAAAGCAGCAATGATTGTATTAAGCCAACCAATCATCTTTCCTAAGCCAGAGCTCTGACCTGTATTTGCTTCGCTATTAAACACGCCGAACATTTTACTTAATGACGTTGTAAGACCTTTGACTGTTTCTCCGAAACCGAATGCAGCCGTTTCAGTGCTAGTCATTCCGTCTTTGAGTTTTCCTTTACCACTAAATCCTAAGGCGAAAGCATTGAATGCTGGAAGGACATTTTCGTTGATGTAATCAATTAAGGACGTAATCATTGGCAATAAACCTTGACCAATAGTTTCTTTTGCTTCATCGAAACTGACTTTTAAAATTGCAATTTTGCCTTCATAAGTCTCTGCATTCGCAGCAGCAGCTCCACCAAATAAATCTGTCAATTTTTGCTGAACGTCTGTAAATGACATTGTTTTAAGCTCGGCCGCAGATAGTCCAATTCCTAGCTTGCCTAGAGCTGCCGTATTGCCGTCGTAGGCTTTTCCGATTGCATTGGCAACAGTCTCCAATGGCTTTCCAGTTGCCGTAGCAACATCAAGAGCAACAGTAAGAAGATCTTGCGCCTTGCTAATGTCTCCAGTTGAAATTGCTAGTCGCTGCAACGCTGGACGAAGCTTGTCATCTGCGACACCAGTCGCCAAAGACATTTTTAAAATAGATCCTTCAGTTGCTTCAATTTGCGCTCTGGTTGCACCAGTGGCATTTTCTAAAGCATTAGCCAGTTTATTTTGTGACGCTTCATCTTCAATCGCAGCCTTGACTCCATCAATTCCGATTTTAATTGCATAAGCTCCAGCGGCAGCTCCGGCTGCGGCAAATGCCAATCCAGCCTTTTTGCCAAAGTCAAGCATTTTTGTTGAGGAGCTATCGACGTCAGTATTGGCTGCATTAAGCGATTTCTTAAGTTGATCTACATCAGCAAGAATCGAGAGCTTAAGTGTGCGCGATTGTCCGGCCATTTACCACTCCCTCAAGATTCTGTCGAAAGCAGTTTCCCACTTCGCAATCAAGTCTGGCTGGATTTCGCGTAGTGTCGGATAAATAAACCAGCCTTTAGATCCGCCGCGAATACCACTGCCTGACCAGACTGGGAATTGCTTAAACTTATTAGATCCGAACTCTGTACCGCCCCAGAGATCTCTAGTTGTTCCACCGCCAGAAAATCTTTGACTTACGAAGCCGAAAGAAAGCTCGCCAATCTTGGAAGATTTAGACACACGGGAGCCACTGGCAATTCGACTGGCGGCCTCGCCTCGACTGGTCGCCTTCTGCTGAATCTTACCTTGAGCGAACTCTGCAAGAGCTGACGATTCTCGTTTAGCTGCATCAGTAGCTTCTGTATCCATCGCCTTGAATGCGGCAGTAATGCGACGAAGGTCTGCCTTGTCATAGGCAATCTCAACGTTGTCGCTCACTTTGTTTCTCCAATATCTCGAAGGCCGTATAGATCTGCTCCGCCGTCGTCCATTCGCTCATCGGTATTCCTGTGGCTATGGCTAACTCCACCAGGATTCGATTTACGCTTCCGGCGGCGTAACTTTTGGG